CTACCTCGTTGTACGAGTCTTAGGTTGTAGCTAGAGTATATCTAGCTAAGTTCATGTTAATCAAGTGTTGGTGGTGCAGGAATTTTTATTTGTCCTCCACCCAATGTTAAATTCTCATTTCCTTCTCCCAACTGAGGTCCTCCTCCAGGTCCTCCTTGAAGCCCTCCTCCCAGTGCTCCGGGAATTTGTGCCTCTTCTGCTCCACCATTCTCTTGTCCTTGCATTTCATCTGCTAATTGATTAGCAGCAAACTCTTGGTCATGTTCAACAAGTCTTGTAATTACTCCTATAAGATTTCTTACCATTCCTTGTACCTTAGCATCTGTTAAGCTACTAATATAGTTATGTAAATTTTGGATAGCACCTATAAGAAATTTAGCATTGTCGCCTGATTTTCCTACTTGTAAAGCCTCTGGTCCCAAGTCCTCTTCAGGAGCTACGGCTTGAGCCGCTTGTTTAGCTGCTGATATTTGTGAAGCCTGTGGCCCCATTGGTTGTGCTGGTTGTGGTCCACCTGGTGGTCCAGCCTGTGGTCCTACTTGTTGATTTTGTTCCATATTGTTATTTTAACTTACTAACTTAGAAATTTGTACCGAAGAATATTGAATTGCCACTTCCACCTGTAAATTCAACATAAGCAACGGTTCTATAAGCTGGTTCATTACTATCGGTTGAAGCATCTTTAGATGTACTTGCATAGACTGATGTATTAGATGATTCACTTACAACTGTATGTGTATGGGTGGATAAAACAATTCCGTCTGAACCACCTCCTTGGCCGGCATTACTAGTGTTAACAGCACAGCTACCAACGTGTGTATGTGTCCCTGTGGCTGTATGTGTATGGGAAATCGAACTGTGCGTATGAGTGTTTGAACCACCAGTATCTTTATTTTCGGATAAATTTGCTCCTATTTTTGCAAATTTAGACCTCATGTCAATTGTATCATCTTGACCATCACAAAGAGCCCAACTTGCTGGAATTGACGCTAATGTTCCTAAATATAGACCAATCATTCCCAAGACTGTTCCTCCTGAAGAATATTGAATAGCACCAAGCTTTTTGTAGTCAACCTCAACAGTATCACCAGAACCAGCATCCGTTTTCGTATAACTATTAACAGAACCCGTGGTTGCTGCTAGAGAAACAGGATGTGTATGTGGAGAAAGTGCATACGACCCCGACCCTCCACTATGTCTTTCACGGTCCTGATGGTCATTCTGCGCACTTGTGCCACTATGTGTATGAGAATTTGGAGTATGTCCGTGAGTAATGACGTGACTGTGTGAAGTACCTCCACCTGTTCCACCACTATCAGCATCGGTGGTGGCACCTTTTAAATATTTTTCTGTTAAATCTGGAGTTGTACCACCTCCATCACAGTATGTCCAACCAGAAGGTTCTGAAGTTAAATTAGCATGGGCAATGATGTTTGTGGCCATCGATGCCGTACCACCACTTGGTTTAATGAAAATAACTTCATAATATGGAGGCTCACTACTGGAAGCTTGCCAATCAGAGGTTTCATCTATTAAACTTCCACCCGCAATAGAAGATGTCGTGGCTGTGTCGTGTGCATGTGCAGAAGCCAGTGTGCCGTTTGGATTTTCTCCACCTGCATCTGAAACTTCTTGTAAAGAGTAAGTATGTGTATGTGAATTAAGTGTATGTCCATGAGCTGCTGAGGTATGAGTATGAGTTTCTGAACCACCAGTTACATCTGGCTCAACACTATCTGCGGTGGCTTTAGGAAATTTATCATCCAAATCTGTTTCTCTTTCCCAGCCAGCAGGTATGCTTGCATTTGTTCCACTCCAAACTAAAATTACTCCACTAGGTACGCTCATTTCTCTTTCTCAACCACTCTTGATAACCTATAAAATTTTTTCTTTATAATTTTCTTAGCTCTCTTCATTGCACTTTTTAAGTTTTTGTCTATGAGCTGAAGCTCACAAGAATCCTGTAACCTGCCGTCTGGCATCTCTCCAGTGTGCGCCTGAATAACGAAGACCAAGTATGTTTTATTTTCCACAATTTTAACTAAAGTCAAGGCTGGCTTGACCATAATAATTGGTGCCATCCCAGTAAAAAGCCGTAATATCGGTACCACTGGCTGTCCATGATGGTTCTGCTCCACCAACCCATAAGACCGTTGCTGGCCATGTTGGGGTAAAGGCCCCACCATTTACTAATTTAAGAATTAAATTAGCTGGTCCACTAGGAGAAGTAAACGTATAAGTACAGTTTTCAGAAAGAGAACTCTTGTGTTTATTACCAGCTGTCCAGTCGATAGTATCAGTTGCTCCCGATTCGCCATCATCTGTCTCTGCGGTAAAATAAGCTTCTCCAGCAACCTCAACATCACCATGTTTCCCCGCATCAGTATGTCCAATTAAAAAGGCACTCATAAAGTCATTCCAGTGAGTAACTGAAAATGTTTCCTCAATCAGTGCTGCTGAACTATGTGCCTGCCCTGTAGAACCACCCAGACCCCTAGTACAACCAGTTAAATCACTTCCATCTATTGCTGTAAAGGAAATATACTCTCTTATTGTTGGAGTAGCTTCATCATTGGCATCTAAACGGTCTATTGTGATAACTCCTGGTGCTTGTAGTCCAGTAACTGAAGTAAGTGTAATAGTTGCATCAGTATCGGTAATACTACCATCAAGGGTAGTAGAAAAAGCGTTTTTTGTTCCTGTTTTCCAAATCTGTGGTGCCATATTATAAAATTAAAAAGACCATCGTTAATAATTGTGATGGCCCACTCGTTTACGAGTTTGGTTTAGGGTCATTTTAACTCACTAAGAGGTATTCCACGAACTTGGAGAGTTACCTCTTGATTGAGGGATTCCAATTATTTTTGTACCTAGTAATTCATAGTTAGAATTAGAACCAGTTGTCCTCACCTCAATTTGTACAATTCGTGAAGACTTATAAACATATGTTTTTGTTGGTGTTTCACCAGAGTTATCAGATGGAATATTGTCGGTTAAACCCATTTGTATTCCTCCCCAAAGTTCCGTTCCCATACCAGACGTTCCAGATGTTCCAGAAGATGTTAAAGTGAAAGTTTTTGAAATAATAGTATTTCCTTTTCTATCCTCTATATAAATATTTACAGAAATTGACCCAAGAATGTTGTTAAAATTCATAAAAACCTCATTAATAGTTTTATATACTGTCCAATCTCCAAAATCTTCTCTCCTTGTTTTAAATAAAGTATTTATAGCTTCTCCCTTATCATCAGATAGTGTTTTTTGGAATTCAGATACATAAGCATCATCACTATCTATACACACCCACCGCCTAGTTCCATCAGAATCAACATAGTTTTCCCACTGAGCTATTCCAAAGGGAGTTATCCATGGTCCAATAAAAGAAAGCCTTTCCCTATCAAACACAATGCTTTGTTTTGAGCCAGGGAACGACAATATATATTTCTTGTCCGCATAGATGGCCGTAGCTTTAGTGAGGTCAGAAGATGACCGAGCTTCAAAGAATGGTCTTATTTTGGCTGATATTTCATTAGCGTTAATAACATTTGTAAGCTGGGGTTCATATCTTAAAATATAAATACCTTTTCTGTTTGAGAACATGATATCATTTTCAACAGCGCGAATAGACCTATGGGATGAACATCCCTGTGAAGCTGTTAAAAGCCTATAGGTTGGATTTAGAAGACTATATTGTCCATAAATAAGTTGTCCTAATTTAATTTCCCATACAGAATTTTCTTTAAAAACAATAATCGTCTGTGAAGAGGTAGAGGCCTGATAATATGTTGCTAGACCGGTAATTTCGTCTCCAGAATCAGGCTCAATAAATACATTTCCTCCTCCAGAAGTCCAGTCAAAACTTTCCTGCTGAGGCCATCTACCAGAAATAACGACAGCCGTCGGGTCATCTTTAATACCAGCCAAAACAAGTCTATCTTGAAATCTTAAAATGTATTTCGCTTTGTGTCCCCCGGTGTTATCAGCTCTTGGAACGATTCTGCCCTCATCAGTTGGTGGCTGACCGTAATCATCAAAAACAGTTGTATCAGAACCAACTCCTCCTGCCCAGAGTTCGTTTCCTGGAGAACCCCTATAAATATTATATCCGGACAAAATACCAGAAGCTGCTGATATTGGTGTCCATTGTATGCGAATAAGCGTATCATCTAATCTTTGTGGAAGAGACATTAACGAAACGGCAGTTGAACCAAGAGTTTCTCCTCCAGAACTAGCAGCAGCTGTTATTCTCCATGACCATTCGGTTAATCCGGTCGCTTGTGAAACATTTGTTAGCCCAGCTCCAGTAGGAGTAGCTAATGTTGCAAACCCCGAAAGGGTTGTAAAATTATACTTAGCAAATTCTCTTTCTTGAGAAACAAAATAAACGACATTCCCCAATTGAGTTGATTCAATGTTGTACCCAGATGGCCATGAAACTCCTGTAATTTCAGTATATGATGCACCATTTTTTGATGATAAAATTCCTCCATCAGTAATAGCAAGAATCTTTTCTATTCCTGTATTGTCTTTGTTGTAACTAATCATTCGACCGCTCCCCAGTGTGCCGGCTAACCACGAGTTTTGAGAACCCCATCTTTTTGTAGGTGCTCCCGAACCAATTAAAACAATATTGTCAGATTGTGAAACTTCCGAAGCATCAATTTCATTTTCCCTCAACAAAGAATTCAATCCCTTTCTCCAGGTGTTCCATGTCACAATAGCCTCTTTAGGGCTTTTGTATGGTACTTGTTTTGATGCTTTAAAGCTCATTTTAACTAATCTCTACCCATCCTGAAGCCAATTTTACGAGTAGTTGTAATAACATTCTGAGGATTCGAATAAGAACTATATTTTTCTAATTCGGAATTTTCTATCATTAGCAAAAGTCTTTCTCTAGCTTTTGCTTCATGTTGTTGAAAACGCGTATCAGACCTTCCTTCGAAAATGAAAGCAGTAGCTCTGTCTATGATATATTCTGGGTCAGGCACAATTGGGACTTGCGCTGGAGAAGCTAATGAGGTAATTGCTGAATAATATCTAATTAAAATAGAGGCTCCAGAAGCCATTGTTGCTGGGTTAAATAAGATAGCATGACCATCTGTATGATTACCAACAATAGAAACATATTTGTCTGTTTCATTATAAAGTCCTTTTGTATTAAGAGAAATTTCTGGAAAATCGGTTCCTTCTGTTGTTGCTCCGTCAAAGTGTTTTACACTCTGTGAAAGTTTTTCAAAATCATCTGGTAAAGCCACAGATGCCTGAGAACCACCAGTTATTGTTGGTAGATATTCCTTAACAAGTTCCTCCCAATCGTGTGATGATGCCCACTCTCTAGATGACCTATTAATAAATTCTAACCATAGATTCCACTCAGTGCCACCTGAATCAGGAGCCGTAGCCTCTTGATTCACTGTAGCCGCCATTGACGTCATTATTTGATTAATTGTTCTTCTTGACATATGTTTTTTGCACAAAAAACCCATTGTATTAATTTTTTAACATGGGCCCCATCAGTCGTGCAGACTTAATAGTAGTCTAATCTAATCACTCTAAAAGGTATTTTAGCAAGAGGAACTACAATAAGCGATTATTTTTTCTTCTGTTTTGGTTTTTTTTGTAGCTCATCAACCATTATGCTCATTTTGTTCGACAACTGAATAAGCGGCTGTGATTGATTGACTGGTACAGAAGTGTTAGAAACACACTGAATAGCTAAAAGCAGTTCTTGTTTTGTTAATTTCATATTTTTAGTATATCACTCTAATTATCTACCAATAATATTGTAAAGTCTACTGTTGCTTGTGCAGTTGCTACTGCCTTAACCATCCATCCAATATCAGTAAGTTCATTAAACTTCTGTCCACCTGGAAACTCATGGTTAAAATGTCCAAATATACCTACGTGTTCAACTACTGTTCTCCTTGCTTGATATGGTACTGCTGCATCTAGTATCTGCTCTCTTTTGAAGAATAAGAAGTCAACTTCTTTGTTTGAATCAGTAGTTAAGGCATAGTTAAGTACATAAGCAGTTTTACCTAAAGGTATCGTATATTGACCTATCTGGCTCTGACTTCTACCTACATTTGGCTTGTGAATTATCAACCAGACATTTTCACTCGTATCTTCAATAGTAATTGTGGTGTCCATTGAGTCTGCACCTGCTCCAGCATATAGCCCACTCTTTGATACATAAGCTCTAGGCATACGCATCCAAGTTGTTGTGGTTGCTGAACTAGCATCTACTCCATTGGTATCAATAGCTTCTGTTACTTCTGCTCCAGTCTCATCTAGTCCTATGAAAGTAATCTCTCTAGCTCCGTCACCTGTGGCACTATCCTCTATATCCCCACCAGACTTAACCCTTAATGCAATAGCACTAGCAGATTGAGGAGTCCTGTAAAACCCTCCTATTGATAGTGGTTCAAATGTTGCTGCTACATCCTCATTCTTACCGAACTTATCAACAATAGAATGACCAGGAATACTTCCGTTCCTTACTTCATGTAAAAAATCTGTTGTAAATTGTCTTGACATATATTTATTATACTACATCCATCCGTCTGTAGATTCATAAGTAATTAGTAATGTTTCATTTTCTGATAAGTTAAAGCTAGAATTTTCTCCCAATAGTTCTTCTGTTCCATCTGGTATGATTGACAGTATTCCTGCACCAGAGTTTATCACTCTAAAAGTCTGACCATCAACTCCTACTGGAAGCGTAACTGTAAAATCTCCACCATCAGTATTGGCAAATACCGTATCATCTGTTACTAGAATTGTATAAGTGGTAGTTACTCTGGTTGTTTTTTTAATTCTACCTTGGGTAGTATGAAGTTGAGCTAGTGGAGCTTCAGTTCCTATCCCAACATTCCCATTAGGAAGGATTGTTATGTGATTAGCTCCTGCACCTAAAATCAAACTTGGTGTTGTTGTATCAGTTACCGCTTCGTAAAACCATAACTCATTAAATCCGACATAAGTAGAATCACCATTGTTTGCACTTATAGAGATTCTGTAGTATCTATACTCAATATTATTTACACTTGTAACAAAGTTTCTAGTCTCACCTTTTGTCCAATTTATCTCACCTGTCACTGTATCTACAGTGTCCCAGTCAGAATCATTGTTACTGCCTTCAAGTAACCAATCTTTTGGGTCACGAGCAGTTGCACCCTCATTGCACCAAATATCATAAGAATAAACCCTTTTCTCATTTCCAGAACCCAAATCAATTTTCCACCAAGCAGGAAGACCTGCTTGCCCAAGCCATATTCCATTTGCCTCCTCCTTTACTGGATTATCTAAAGCTTTTGAAGCAGATGACCATTCACTTGAAGCAGAAGTTATTATTGGTGAATTACTGATATTACTTGTAAGGTCGTGAGGAAGAAAATCAGGACCCAATCCATAACCTCCTGTTGACACTGCATTTGTCTGTACCGTTACTTGATTACTATCGGTAACAGCGATGTTCAAATTATCATATTGAGCTAAAGAATAGTCTAATCTACCTATTTGAGCAACACTATCTTCTGAATAAGTACCAATACCTATGGTTAAAGCACCAGTCATGGTATCTCCAGTTATATTGACATACCTCTCATCTCCCCAAGAATCTAGTTGATAAATATGATTAGTATCTGGAAAGTGAACCATGTTTACAAGAATCTCACCCACATCAACACTCTTTCTAACAACGTGTCCTACTACTACTGCAAAGTAAGTATCTGAATCTGGAAGGGTGTTTTGAACCCCTCCTGCAGTAGTTCCACTCAAATAAAGAGTGTCTCCTGCCGTAAATGAATTAGTATCAATATCTCTTACCAAGCCTTGTGTAGTTATATATCCCTGCTGTCCACTACCTATATCCTCAGTAGCCATTCCTACTGCTCTAAATCCAGGAGCTGTATCTGCTTGTGCTAGTGATACTGTTGGATTTGCTCCATCTGCTCCGTCTACATAAACTACCTCACCGTTTGAGATAGCCTCTGATGCTTTACATCTAATTAACTGTTCTTGCCCCACTTGGAGCTTGACAGTTCCACCCTTCATTCCTATCTCCACAGTCCCAGAGTCATCATCCCAATGAGCCCTGCCCTCGGCGTGACCATCGGAGTAACTTGTATTAAAATCAACATAGTCAGTGGTTGAAATTCCAGCCCCATCAAAGTTCAAATCACCAGTCTTGGTGTCATTTCCCGACGAGTTTATGTATCTCTCGTCTAACTTAGAGTATTTGAATATAAGGACTTTCATCGTAGTTGATATAGTATACCACCTAAATCTAGGAATATCCCGGTTGGCGGACTTGGTGAGGCTGATTCTGATGGGCTAACGGATGCACTTGGAGACAAGGATGGTGACACAGATGGACTTTCGGAAGCTGAGGGACTTAAAGAAGGTGATTCTGAAGGGCTTTCACTAGGAGATTCGCTAGGAGATTCTGAAGCTGAAGGAGACAGTGAAGGAGACTCTGACGGACTCTCTGACGGACTTTCAGAAGGACTTTCTGATGGACTCTCTGATGGTGACTCTGAAGGTGATTCAGATGGAGACTCACTAGCTGAAGGAGACAAGCTTGGACTTTCTGATGGAGATTCTGAAGCAGATGGACTTAAGGAGGGAGATTCAGATGGTGATTCACTAGGAGATTCACTAGCAGATGGACTTAGAGATGGGGACTCTGAAGGAGATTCTGAAGGACTTTTACTAGGTGACTCAGAAGGAGATTCGGAAGCAGATGGAGACAAGCTTGGAGATTCAGAAGGTGATTCTGATGGAGATTCACTAGGTGATTCACTAGGGGATTCTGAGGCTGAAGGACTAAAACTGGGTGATTCGCTAGGAGATTCGCTAGGACTTTCCGATGGAGATTCCGAAGGACTTTCTGAAGCAGATGGGGACAAGCTTGGAGACTCTGAAGGGCTCTCACTTGGTGACTCGCTTGGAGACTCAGATGGAGACTCACTAGCTGATGGAGACAAAGAAGGTGATTCCGATGCTGATGGGCTTAAAGAGGGTGATTCACTTGGTGATTCACTAGGAGATTCAGAAGGTGATTCTGATGCTGAGGGACTTAAGGAGGGTGATTCAGAAGGTGATTCTGAAGCTGATGGAGATAAAGAAGGTGATTCAGATGGTGATTCTGAAGGACTTTCTGAGGGAGATTCTGAAGCTGATGGAGATAAAGAAGGTGATTCAGATGGTGATTCTGAAGGACTTTCTGATGGTGATTCTGAAGCTGATGGAGATAAAGAAGGTGATTCAGATGGTGATTCT